ATGTGCGTTTAGCGATAGCCTATCAGCCCCGATAACCTGCTCGCATTAAACAAGCGAGCCGCTCCGCGGCTATAATTGATGTGCTATGATCGGTGAACTTGTTGTCTGTTAGCGGCTTCGCCGCGAAGATTTACTGCAAAGTGTGGGGTGGTGCAATAATGAAAGTTATTTTCATGCCAGAAATTTTTATGCAGTGCATCGGTTTTTTACGATTGCAAAATTGACCGGTGCAATTTATACACTGACTTGTGCTCGAATGTCTATGGCGCGAGCAGCACGAGACCTAATTTTGAGAGACCGACTACAATTTGATGTGAATGGATCGGGTAATACTGACCTTGTTTACGGACGAGTAGACTTAAGCGACTTTGTGAACATTGTCAAGAAAGAAGGTATGGCGATCAAAGAGATCCGCTATCAAATCCGTGCGCCAGGTAAACCTAATGGTGTTCTGCAACCTACTCTTACTGAAACAGCCGGTACTACACCAATTAATGCAAGCATCAAAGTTTTCGCTACTACAACAGCATATGAAAACGCCGCTGATGTTGGACTTGCTTCACCGGATGTCATCAACCTACTTGAGATGACAACCGATCTTATTCCAAACGCTACCGGAGCACAACCGGTTGCAGTCGAGAATCAATGGACACACTACGGAACCCCCGACCTCCATCCTGAAGGCTACAATGTTGTTTCCGATTTATTGATCGGCGTGGCAGCTTCACTTGTTGGTGAGCATGCAGGAACTACTCTTGAAATTGATGTCATGGTTATTGGTGAACCAGTCAAACTCAATGAAGCCGACATGACCGAGATGCTCACCCAACAACAGGACTTGTGAGGTGGCTTAGTTGCCATATGACAAGAACGGTAAGTTCTACACAACAAGACTCGGTGATGATCTCAAAGGCCCTAATGCTGAAGAGAGACTTACTCAAAGAGCAATGAATGCCCGTAAAGGCGCACAAGTAGGTGCTAAGTTAGGATCAGTAGTCCCACTTGGCGGATCTGTAGTAGGCGGTGCTTTGGGTGCTATTAGCGGGTTTATTCTTGGTGATCAAGAAACTGTATTCCCTGTTGATATGGTTGCGATCCCTGCTTATCAAGCATTTATGATCCAAGGGACGCCAGCGTTCCAAATCTACATCAAAGAAGGTGAGGTATTAACCCAAGTTATCCCAACCGATGCTATGGAAGCGGTGGAAGCGGTGTCAGAGAATCCTAAGCCTAAAGCCAAGCGTAAGAAGTCAAAATACCATACAGCATATGGTAAGCACTTCAAAGCGATCCAGTCCAAATACAAGTTGAAGAACGGTAAGTGGAAGAAAGACGGGTTCAAGCGTTGTGCAAAAGCCGCACGAGCCCTGGCACGAAAGGAGTTGAAGTAATGACGATCCACGATATTAGAGAAAGTCTTGAGAACAGTCTTATCGTTTCTACCGATGATATGGTGATTATCCAAAAGAAGGTCGAGTTGAAGCGTGGAATGCGCCACGAAGTATTGGCATGCGACATATTCCAAGACGCTGTAATTAGTACTGATTCACCGTTCGGTTACATTGAGTTCTTTGTAACTCCATACCCAGTGATCTACTCAAACATGGACATCGCTCCATTCGTTCCTAATCGTGGGCCGGTGGCAGCTGCGGATTCAGTGTTATTCAAGGCAAATATGGATATTTCACCTTCCGAGGGAGGAGGATTCACTTTCGCACAAATCAATCAATTCCCTTCTCCACAGATCAGCGCAGGGCCGTCCTTTTCATTCTATACGCCGTTTGTTTACTTCACTGCATTCATTCATGGTGATTTCGGATCACAATATGAAAACCTTGCATTCTCATTCTTATTGCGTGTTAATTCCACCAAAGCATCAACGACTTCCTATGGACTGGGACTTCTTCGCGAGAGATCCGTCGCTCAAGGTATCAATTTGATGAACCAAGGTCGGATTATACCGAAGGCGGCTAATGTAGGGCAAATATTCCCCGCTTGGAAGTATGGTGGCATTCGTCCCGAACGAATGATTCTTGGCACAGCTGCACGAAACTTTTGGTTGAATTACTCAGCCGATTCCAGTGAAGCCATGATCGCAACTTCAACCATTAGAGGATATTTGACAAACGCTCGATCCATGCAAGGATTCGACCAAGCATTTGGTAGAGACAGTCCATCAGTCGGTGGAATCCCCGATTGGATTCGATTTGGCTTAAACCGTGGTCTTGTGTCAGGGCCAATTCGAGCCCAACAACCGCCAAGAAAATTGGCTGACAATGGAAACACCTTGATGTTTTGAGGCGTGTTCGAATGCTTGAGCCAGTAGCACCTATTGATCGAGAACAAAACGAACGAATTGTGTGGTGCGAACGCTTACTTTACGCATTAGTTATTCTTCAATTCCCTCAATTGGTAGCCATTCTTTGAGTGTACGCTGTCGTGCCAGGGAATCCAGTAAACCAAACGAAACCGATTGCGGTATTTTGGCTCTCCAATTTGGGCGAAGAGATCGTGAACCTTTCGCATCCAATTTTCGATGAGACCAATCATCCCGTGACTGCAGTGCAATCGATGGAAAGTTGCCCCACAAAACAATTGATCCAATTTGTTGAGTTGGCGTCATCGAATATTCATGTTCAACGATTGGCACAGCCCCAAGAACATTTTCGATGATCCAATGATCCGGACTGAAATGCTCTATGATGTCCAGAGCGGCATCAAAAAGTGTCATGTCAAACTCTTCCGCTGTTTGACCCTTCCTCCGAGGGTTATCTCCGTTTTGTCTTGCCCATGAAAATTGATTGCATGGTGGTGATGCCCATATAACCATAGTTTCGTGGAATCGATGTCCTATTTCACACAACATATTTTCGATCATGCGAATTACGGTCTCCGTGTCAGCTATGTCAAGAATATGCAAGCCACGATTGAACTCAAGCAGTTCTGGGTTGTTGTCAATTTTGAATGTGCACCAATCGGGTGATTCATCGAAAGCATGTGAAGCACCGCCAAGGCCGCTGAATAGATCAACGAAGACATTCATTGTACCACTCCGGCCATGATCCAGTTTCCTTCCATTGATTGAACGCTACATCATCCATTTCCTTTCGCTTCTCATCCGTTTCCAGTAACTTAGATCGTACCCATTCCGAGAAGTTCGGTATGTTGGCGGCTAATTTTGCAGTCTCTTCGCATAATGATATGGTTTTGATTACCCTCATATTACAACCGAGGTGCGTTGTACATAAATACCCACCGGTTAGATCATGGAGGCGAAGCCGAAATTGCTTGTTTAGTGGTTGAATGTGCGTTTAGCGATAGCCTATCAGCCCCGATAACCTGCTCGCATTAAACAAGC